GTCGCTGGCGTTCATCAGTGCCTCGGAAGTTTGTGTTGGAAAAATTACCTGAGAGGTTTCTTGGCGTGGTTCGGTGCTTGCCGTTGCTCGGGCTATTCGGTTTGTGTTGGTTTGTGTCGGGACGACCAAAATTTTTGGACAAAAAAATAACCCCCGCTTTCGCGGGGGCTATTCTTCCTGGCTTATGCGCTAATCATCTTACCCTCTAACACCGCATTGATTTCTGCGATTTGGTCTTGCTGGGTTTCGGTTAGCCCTGCGAAATCAAGCGCGGTGAAGTAAGCCAGGATTTCCGCGAGGGTATCCTTTGGAGCCTTTGCAGACTTCTCACCCTTTGGAGCCTTTGCGGACTTTGCGTGCTTAGCCTTGCGGACTGTTGCGATTTCCTTAGTGAGCGCATCTAGGGTCTTGATTTGCTCACCATTTCCCGCGCCTAATAGGTCATAAGAAGCGCTGGCGGTTGATAGTTGCTTGGCGATTGGTAGGGCGCGGAAATCTGCATGCAGGGCGCGCAATTTCGACCATGTTGGGAGCGCTGGCGCGTGAGAGGACTTCACGAACGAGGACACCTTGCCCGCATCTTCCAAACCTTTGATGAATTTCTTTTGGTCGTTCACTGATAAGCGACTTTCAAGAACCATAGTTGCGGATAGGTTTTCGATTGCTTTGATGATTTCACTTTCAGACTTCGCAGAAGTTGAACACACTGAAACCCATGCCGAAGTGAGTTTTGGAGCCTTGATTACGATTTCAGACTTTGGAGCCTTCTTTGCTTTTGATGTTGCCATTTGGGTATTTCCTTTTCTGTTCGGTTAGCCGAATGACTTTTGCCATTCGTACCCCTGCGGGGTGCCACAAGTGTAACACGGATTGAGGTTTCGCAACACCATGAGGACACATTCCCGGGAGCGCGTGAGCCTGAGCCTGAGCGTGGCGCGTGAGCGTGGCGGGTCGGGTCGGGTCATGGCGCGGGGTCGGGTGCTGCGGTTTCCCTGTTCGGTTAGCCGAATGAAATCTATAAAGCTTCTCCCCTAAGAATTATTTATTTATTGCGGGGGAAATCATTTATTAAATACCCGCAGGGGATAGTCACTCACTCACAATTCACCCGCACATCTATTACACGCACAACAAGCGCTGCAAAGCGCATCTTTGACCCGAGGTTTGTTAAAACCGCGTTGTATTGTATATATATACTCCCATAATAATTTTCTGTTATATTTAATACCCCCCTCAGAGTACCTAAAGTACTCCTCGGAGAGTGTGACCTACGTCACACCGTACGCTTAGTATACAGGGGTCTGGGAAAATACTTTCCCAACCCACTCGGAAATGACCCGTTTGAACGGGTCTTCTATAGTATATAGATAATATATACGGAGTCGCTCCGTTTAAGACTCCGCTCCTCCTATATATAATATAATTTTTGAATTTTTTATCAGAATGCCCCCCTTATGCCGTTTCTAAGAGGCGTTAAATCGGCGTTATTGGACGGGATATATAATGGGTCGTAAAGCAGGAAAACAGTCCTTTAGTAAGGACGAGGCACAGGCTAAAGTACTAGCCCTCCTAGAACAGGGTGCCACAATTACAGCCGCTATGGCAGCCGTGGACCGTCAGGACACCGCCTTCCGCCAGTGGTCTATGCAAGATGCTGACTTCAAAGAAGCCGCTGATAAAGCCCGCCTTGCAGGCAAAGGCATTAAACAAGATTTAGCAGAACTTAAGGATATGCCGTTCCATGAGTTCTCAGAGCAGTTCCTTGGTTCTAGGTTATTTAACCACCAACTGAACTGGATTGACCTAATTGAGGGCAATACCCCTCGTTGGCTACCGCCTGGTATGACCTACGAGATGGGAGACCCCAACCGTGTGCTCATCAACGTACCACCCGAGCACGCCAAGTCAACTACTATCACAACTAACTATGTGACATACAAGATTGTGACCAACCCTAATACGCGAGTAATTATCGTTTCTAAAACCCAGGGTATGGCTCGCAAGTTCCTAGGCGCTATTAAGACGCGCCTTTCCCACCCAGGCTACATGAAGTTACAGACCGCTTTCGGTCCTAACGGTGGGTACAAGGCGGACGCAACACAATGGTCCGCCGATATGATTTATCTAGGCACAGGACGTGACTCAGGTGAAAAGGACCCTACAGTCCAAGCACTGGGCTTTGGTTCTCAGATTTACGGAGCACGTGCAGACTTAATTATCCTAGATGACGTGGTGATGGGGTCTAACGCTCATGAGTGGGAAAAACAAATTGAGTGGTTGCAAAAGGAAGTTATAACCCGTCTGGGACGACACGGTAAACTAATCATAGTTGGTACCCGTGTAGCCTCTATCGACCTATATAAGATGATACGAGATGGCTCACAATGGACAGGTGGCAAAACCCCCTTCACATATTGTGCTATGCCTGCCGTATTGCAGTTTGATGAAAAACCTAAGAATTGGCAAACCCTCTGGCCAGAAACTGACCAGCAAGAAAATGATTTGGATGACGTACTTGAAAATGGCTTATACCCCAAATGGGATGGACCCTCGCTCTTTAAGCGTCGCTCTGAGGTCGCTCCGTCTGTATGGGCTATGGTCTACCAACAAGAAGATGTCCAAGAAGACTCCATATTCTCTCCAACCTGTGTGGCTGGCTCAGTCAACGGAATGCGAAAAAGAGGACCGCTAAAACCTGGCGCTCCTGGACATCCTCAGCATGTCGAAGGTTATACCATCATTGGACTTGACCCTGCTATGGCAGGTGCTACAGGTGCGGTAGTATGTACCTACAACAGAGCAGATGGGCGTATCTACGTTCTAGATGCTGTCAATATGACAGAGCCAACCCCCGCCAAGATTCAGAACCTCATCGAGGACTGGGTCGAGAAGTACAGACCGCAAGAACTGCGTATTGAAATTAACGCACACCAGAAGGCTTACGCCCTGGATGATAACTTGCGTAACTTCCTTGCAGGGTACGGCACACAATTAAATTCACACTTTACTGGTAAGAACAAGTGGGACACCTCTTTTGGTGTGGCTTCTATGGCTACGCTCTTTGGTAATACCCGTGATGGTCGTTTCCAGGATAACAACATTATTGAACTACCAAGTAACGAAGGTTCTGAAGGTCTGAAGACCTTGGTACAGGAACTCATTACTTGGAAGCCAGACACTAAGAACCCAACGGACGTTGTTATGGCTTTATGGTTTGCAGTGATTCGCATTAGAGAAATGATGCAACGCTCAAGCCAAGCATCACAGTACGCAAGCAACAGATGGGCGACCCGCGCTCAGGTTGAACGCAGATACGCAATCAACTTAGATGACGCATTCGCTGACCAATGGTCACAACAATACAGTTAGGATAACAATGGCATTATCGATGGAACAGGTAGCAGCACGCGTTGAAGCGTTACGTTACCGTAATAGCGAGCGCGATGCTCGCAACCAAGATGTCCTTGCAGTCCGTAAGGGTCAAATCTCACAGGTTTACCCTGACTTCTTTCCAGATGGCGTAGACGCTAACGTAGTTGCTAACTTCATTGATGTGGTAGCACGCGACCTATCCGAGGTCATGGCTCCACTCCCAGCAGTAAACTGCTCAGCGGCTAACTCTGTCAGCGACAAAGCACGTGCTTTTGCTGATAAGCGTACCCGTATTGCATCAAATTACTTTTCACACTCTGACCTATCAGTACAGATGTACTCAGGTGCAGACTGGTATCTAACATATGGTTTCGTTCCATTCATGATTGAGTTGGACGAAGAAGCAAAGATGCCGCGTATTCGCATAGAAAATCCGATTGGGGCTTACCCAGAATTCGACCGCTATGGACGCTGCGTTGCATTTGCTAAGCGATATCTAATGACGCTTGGAGAACTGGTTTCTCAGTTCCCTGAGTATGAGCGCGAACTACTTGGCGCTAATGGATACAAGCAGGACTTGTACTCACAGGTAGAGATGGTTCGGTACTATGATAAGGACCAATCATTAATTTATTTACCAACCAAAAAGAATTTAGTTTTATCTTACGCGGCTAATCCCCTTGGTAAGATGATGGTTGTCGTGGCGCGTAAGCCGTCGATTGATGGCGAACTGCGTGGACAATTCGACGACGTATTAGGTATCCAACTTCTCCGCAACCGTTTCGCCTTATTGGCAATGGAAGCAGCAGAGAAAAGTGTTCAAGCACCAATTGTATTACCTCAAGACGTACAAG